CATTCATAGCCATAAGCTGTAACGGCGTACGTGTATCTTTCGGCTGCATTTTGCTATCAACCCCGCCAATGTAGCACACGCCAATACTATTAGCATTCTGCCCGGTAGTGTGAGCGCCTATCTTTTCTTCTTCCCTGCCTTTGTGGATTGTTCCATTCAGGTAAATAACATAATGGTACCCAATACCGTCGAAACCACGTTCAAAGTGCCATCTGTTTATATCCTTAACACTCACCTCACGCCCTTCAGGCGTAGCGGAACAATGAATAATTATCTTATCAATTTTTCTCATAAATCGGTTTGTTTGGTTTAAAACGTTTCTTGCGAAGAGCACAGTCGATAGCAACACATTCGTAATTTCTTATCTCCTCAATGTCCTGTGTGAGCCTGTTAACTATAAACTGTAATTCGCGAATATCTGCTTTAAGCAAATCTTTATCTTCGCGCAGATCTTGTACAGTCTCCTGATACACATCCTGAACCTGTTTCATTGCATTAGCTTCAGCGCTCTTAATAGTGTATTTCTTAGTAGCCCAAGATATTAATACACCACTCCCAAGAAAAGAGAAAATAGCAGTAAGATTCTGCTGCAGGAACTCAATAATAATTTCTAACATATTTATTCTGATTTATCTGTTTTGGTTTCTGATTCATCAGCTCTCAATGTATTCTCTTCAGCATCCTTTCCTTTATCTAGAGTTGTTAACGTGATCACAGGCACATCATATACAAAGTCTTCCCATTTGTTGAATTTCTTAAGTACGAATAAAGTCTCCAGAAGAATATCCTGATAGGCCTTTTCCATGCTTTGTTTCATGGTAAATAATTCACGCTGTACACTTCCCGAGGAACTTCCCTTACTTTTGCCCGGAGCAGCGCCCACCATGGAAGGGTGAATATTATCAGCATAGCAAAGCATATTACTAGCTTCCTCGCTGTCATCAATCCAGTCGCCACCTTCTTTTACACTATCAACATTCGTAATTCTAACGTATGTCTGTTCTTTGCCGTCAGGGGTGGTATAAAAGCCGGATATCCAAAGTTTGCCCGAATTGTCAATACCGGTAAGGAACTTTTTAATATTATCTTTTTCCTTATTACACCTTTCCACCATCTTTGCCTTGTCCGTAATGCCTTCCTGTTCGCATAATAATTCCCAGAACTTGGAGTGAATCTCTACGTGGTACTTAATATGCGCTCCATTTTTCAGTTTTGCTTTTTTCCAACGAGGAATCAACCTCTTGATATCGTACCACCCAGATTGGAATACACTGAACCAATAAGCGTAAGGATAATAAGCTGTACCGGGGATGGGGAACATATTCACAATAGCGAACTTCCGAGTAGTGGTTGTTTTTTGAACAATCCCTTCATCATTTGGAATCTTACCCATACGAACCATCAGGTCCCAGTAAGGGTTATTTAGATCTAGTACTTCAATAGTCTCAATATCATCTGCCCCGGGGTTATCTTTCCAATTCGCGTAGAAAAGGTGCTTAATCTTCCCGGTCTTAGGATCAACCTGTTCAAACCTTGTATGCGCAGCTTCTTTATGACGTAAACGAACTATTTTATCACCTTCTTTTGACAGAATAATCACAGCCACAGAGAAAAAGAAATGCTTCATATCAGTAGCCTGTTCCAGAAAGAACTTAGACATCCTGTTATAATCAAAGAACTCAGATATCGGTCCTTCAGGCAATGGCTTACCCTCTTTGTTTGTAAGCTTTATCCCGCTACCGTAGAGCGTGAGAGTGTTGAACAGCTTGTTTTGAGAAAGAACTTCGTCATGCCTTACGCTATCAACCACCTCATAGGGTAGTTCGTTGTCGTCACCCCAGGGCACATAACCCCGATACTTCTTTTTCTCATCACCTGGCACCTGAGTAGGATTTTTACCAAGATCGTCAAACATATCAGAACCTTTGTCGACATCCTGAATAACTGCAACGAAGTTTGCATTTTCAATCTCTAAAATATCAAAACCGCCATTGAACATTTGTTTCTCCATATCTACATAAATACTTCCATTCCGTTAACCTCGAATATGCTAACCATTCGAACCTTCCGGAACAGATTTGATGTTAAAAATTTCAGATTTACAGTATTGTAAATAAAACTACTGCTGGTACAGATAACATTATTAGCGTTCACAACAGAACCATCGGCCTTCCAAAACTTCAGGTCTATAGGATCACCACTTGTAATAAGTATTCGCGCATTGTTTATGTGGATAGTAGCAGCCATTTCATTTGTTTTATGTAAAAATATGAAAGGCGGACAAAACGAAAAAAGACAATAAAAAAAGCGGCATGTTATCACAACAGACCGCTTAAAATAAATAATTACAATTAAACTTATAACATGATTAATGAAACGTATAATCAAAAGTATCGTCAAATATTCGCTTAATATCAATCTTACCTGCGCCATATATATTCGGTCGGCTTAGTTGATAAGAGAAATCAAAGGAAATTAGTTCATCGGCTGCGTTGCTTCTTATAACTTTTGCATCCGATAAAGTAACCGGTACCAAATCTGAACTCATTACAAGAAATACCTCATTGCTCACAAATAGATCTTCAGCCCAATCACTGTGATTACTACTTAATATTCCGGTGTTAGCAATGAATTTCTTAATCTCTTTAGTTCTGAATCTGAAAAGCATATCACGAATATACCCTGTTACATCTTCATACTCATTAGACCGCTCAACCAATCCTGTTGGTACAAAGCTCTCACGGCAACCAAAAGCATTACGAAATAGTAACTCCGGCTCTTCCCTTCTGCCGTCATGGTTAAGGTAGTATATCATCATTCTGTCACCAGCCTTGATAATATATCTACTAATATTTTCAGGATTAGCAAGAATGCGCTCAGGCGAAACATCAATCTCTACAACCTGATTCAAAGTGGTTATATTCCTGATAACAGTTGGCCCAACTCGCATGCCTTGCAAGTCGACTGTTTCTATTGTTACATTAACGGCAGTGGTGGTATAGAGCGATAAGATCTCACGTTGCCAGGTATGCGTAGCTTTCCAACTTTGCAATAACGTTAAGAAATTATCATCAACAAAAGTAGATGCCGGAGTATCAATTCTATGATCACCCATTATTGCGCGGAATGATTTGCTATCCGAGGTGTTACCGTCCGTAAAGTTAAGAGTGTAATCACCGGCAAGTCCGGGGATATCACCCAGGTCACTGGCTATTACTTTTCCAATGTCTCTGATCCAAACCCTGCTCTTATTGTTAGCCCAATACTTTTCTTTCAGAATTTCACTGCCTGAGCGCATAAGCGTAAACGTTACAGCATCATAGCAATTAACCTCAATATCCGGAATCATTGAAGTGAAATATAGAGAATCAAATACAGTTACAACCTGAATCATATACGTCGTTTTAAAAAGAGGGAAGCAAGAAATAATAATATACCGGTACCAATCATTACAAATGACCACTCTACGCCTTGCACCGGTCTGCTGTCAGTTATAATCTCACTTTGTTCATTAGTCCGCTCTGCTATACTGTCTCGCGTCTGCGAATTCTTTACTCTATCTATCCAGGAAACAGTTCGTCCTGTGTCACTGCGTACAACCAACCGAGAGGTGACAGTTCCCCGCCATTGCTCCTGTATTCTTCGTACGATTCCAAGTGTGTCGATTTCGGTTGTTCGGGTAAATTCCTGAATTGCTTCCTTTGAATCCTCACGAAGATCCGCGCTCGTTTCAATCGTTTCTTCCTGTTTAGAAGTTGATGCTTCAGTTGAATGTTGCACTCGTTCGAATCCTGTAATTTTTTGTACAGACTTTCCAGATCTGCAACTGCCAAAAATAGTGGCACAAATAATAATAATAAAAATATAAAAAACATGTTTCATCGTTTTTATTTCAAAGATAAAATGATTGTGAAATTGAAAAAAAGACATAAAAAAAGCGGACACTCAGGCCCGCTCAGTAAAAGATTTATAAACTACTTATCAATAAGATTATCCTGTATACCGTAATACACCGCCCAGTAAGGATAACCGCCATCAAAAACCACTCTATAGCCTTGCGTTGCAAGGAACATGCTCACTTCATCAGCCAGAAACTCGCCCGCACTGCGCAAATCATCAGCAATCTCCTGGCTACTTTTTAGCGTGTACTCTTCATTTTCTTTAGCCGGCGGATATTCTCCAGCCCATCTTGACAGAATCACTAATCTCCAATCAACGTTATTTTCCATCACTTTTAAGATTATATCTCTTTGTTCACTCCAAGTTTTCGGTATTTAAATAATCGTCATCCCGATTATTTATACAAGCAGAATTATTACTACTATCATCAAACTCAATCTTTAGCTGTCTGTTGTTCCACTCCCAGTCCTCGATTGTCAAACTCCTTACCTCTGTGAGTTTCTTTTGCGCTTCGGCCAATTTATATTTAGCAGATGAAAACTCATTCCTGATCCTTTCCACATACTCTATCTGTTCATCGAGCAAAGCCTGTTTTTCATTCAAAAAATCTGCTTGAGCAGTAAAATGTTTGTACAATGCACGGTAACACTCTATCCGGTACTTGCTCACCGCCTCACGTGCTTCCTCTTTCACGTTTTTAGGATTGATGGTAAAAAGCCAACCGAATACAAATTCTAATGGAAGACACATCATTTCATACTGTTTTCCGTCGCTTCCAGTCGAGGTGCTCAGCACCCCAACTGAACTTAAAAATTCATCTTCCTGAATTTTAGTTCTCTGAACTTTTGGATCAATTCCCATTGCTTCACAAATGGGTTTAATTGGCACCAGTCTTTCTTTATTGTCTGATACTAATTGGATACTTACTTGATTAATTTTAGCTACTGTTTTTGTTTCCATATACATTTAATTAAAGATTATTATTTTTATCATCAAACTCAGCCTTAGCATCTCTGAAAGCCTTAATACCTCTTTTAATCTCAATTATAAGAGAAATATTAAAGTCGTTTACAACTGAACCAATACGATTAGGGTTCTCAATATACTCAATTGTCATGTCGTCCTGAAGTTCACAGATGTTATCATAGAATACTTCATCATCTTGCCAGCCTTTAATTTCACGTATGCAATCTTCATTTAAGATAGCACCTTTAATATTCTTTAGATCCATAATGCAAACTCCTTTCTCAGATCGTCTGCTGGAAGATCTGTTTCAACAGTTAAGCTAATACGCACATCGTTAAATGTACAAGACAAACAAGCGTTATTTAATTTTTGCTGAATGAGCATTCGCACCTCAGGATCTTCCGGCGCTTCATTGCTAATAACTTCGAGAAACTTAAGAATGTTCTCGTTAAACTTAGTAAGTGTAGAGTTACTTACCTTTGCACGTTGTGGCATCGCTGCCGATGTTTTTGTTTTCATTTTGTAGATCTTTAAATGATTTAAAACTGTGCGGAAACAAAAAGAGGGTTCCGCTTTCCCGTTGATCTACACCTCAAGAGGCAGCCGGTGCATTAACAGCCGGACACGGGGGTCGAAACCCAGATATTTTAAAATGATGGCATAAAAAATGCCCGCAGTAGTTAGCGAGCCTGACTCGCCTCTTGAAATGTAGATCGATACAAAGATGGTAAATGATTTTTAAATAAACAAAGGATTAAAGAAATATTTTACGATATTTTTCTAATCCTTGTCTAAAGGTAGTCTAAAGGTAGTCTAAAGGTAGTCTTAAGGTGATCTTAAAAAACTGATTGCTCACCGGTTGAAGGGTTCTCTAAAATTAATTTTGTCATAGACCAATTTCTTATTTCAGCCCAATCTTTACCATTGTGTTTTATCCAGATTTTGTACACATATTCTGATTGAACGCCAAAAGCGTTTTTAGAAGTGACTTTCCCTAAAATGATTGCATTACCGGAACCATTTGTTTCATGAACAACGTTTTTGTCAAACTTTGCCTCTTTAGGAAACTTGAGTTTCGCTTTAACAAAACTTTGTGCAGTAATATAGCACTTGTTTTTGTCAGCGTAAGCATTACTCTGCGCTTGAATCATAGTACAAGCCATACTTAATAATAAAACAAACAAAATCTTTCTCATGATAATAATTAATTTAATTGATAAATAAATAATAAAGCTGCAAGTTATAAAATAAAAGCATTAACCAACGATAACATTAGATTTAAGTTAAATATTTAGAATGATTTAAAACAAACCCTACATTAAAATAGAAAAACCCCGAAATTAATCCGGGGTGAGTATTTAAAAGATAGAAATCTCTCTTTATTCAACTAGGTTGAATTTCTGTCGTAGACGGAAAGCTTTAAGGCGCTTCTTTGCTAACTTTCTTTGTCGCCGCTACAAGAAAGTAGCGCCCAGAAGGTACCACCGGGATGGGGCACCAGTCTGGAAAATTAACCTGTTATTGGCAAATGTCGCAAAAGCGAGCAAACGCCTGGTCTTGGTCGGCTAAATTCTTTATCACCATTTCGGGTGTTAACCTTTTAATGCGAATTTCATCGCGGTAGAATTCTACTCTCACATTGTCATCAATATTAAAATTGTACTCACGTAAATAGATCCCTTGAAGTTGGATTGTTGGAACTGCTTTACTTCCTTGCCATTTTCTGCATACCTTCAAATTCTTTTTCATAACTTTGACCTGTTTTAAGTTTTTAAAATTTAGAATATTTAAAAGGCGGTAGGTGTCCAAACTCGACCGCCTTTTTTCATACCACAAGATACGAATTTATAACATACTGTACAATAGGCATTTAACTCATAAAGCCAACGAAAACACTATACCTTATTTTATAACTTGTTATGTTTTAACTAACACTTACTGTTAGCTGTTTAACACTCCATTTATGTTTCAAAACCGCTATGCTAAAACAGTAGCTTAAACCGTTTAGGTTAAAGTGATTACCAGCCAAAACATTAAGGTAAGTTAAAGTTTTATTTAATTTGTCCGCCTTTGTGATGGTTACAACTCTGATTATGAGATTTCTAATGTTAAATAAACGCACAAAAGTGCGTTTATTGACCGAGGGCACCCACCACGACCCTGCTTGGCTGAATGTTAAAAGATTTGGGAAAACCTCTTATATGATAGGGCGCACCCACCCCCGAGAGCCGAGGGCGGGCGGTCAAACCCAATGTAGTAACCATATTGAGCTACTTGAGCTATACGAATGAACTGGTAATTACGAATGTAGATGCCGCCTGTGGGAACTTGGCACATCCAATGTATAGGGTATCAAAGGCGTCAGTGCCGTCTGTTCTGTATTCAAGCTTATCTTCTTCGCTCTCTGCTAACTTCTCACCGCGCTTGTCTTTCTTAAAGCCTTCAGCTCCTTTGTAGATGCCGGTAGTTTCCATGGCGAGTATCAACTCTTCGTTATTGTTACTGTTAAGCATAGGAATATAGCCGCTCTTACCCATAAATCCCTCAGATATAAGCAACCACTTTTCCATGTGTCGCATTGGATTACCAATGTGCACCGGGCGTATTTGCCAGCCTTGCTTGGCGAATTCGCTACACACTACTGAATGGAAGTCTTCATCGTTAACGGCGTAGTTAGAGCCCAGCGCTGTGTTGTCATAATAATATATAACCGTCTTGTTACGATGATGTCTGTAATACTTACAAAAGTCCTGCACTACCTCGCGGATCTTACGCTCATATTTAACATAGAATGACTTGAGCACTCTTAACGTGCGTGCTTGCGGTTGACCTGCTACTATCCAGTTGATGTTTGCGTTGTAGTCCATGCCTATGCAGATGGGTCTGTCTCTATCAACGTCTGAGTCCTGAAGTGAGGAATCATCTGATATCTTATCGAACTTGTACTCAAGACTGTCCAGATAAGTATTGTCATTAGAAACATAATAGTTAACACTCTCACGCATGTTGTTATAGAACCCATCTTTCATAACTCCAACTTTCTGACAAAGTATAGATGTCTGGAACACCAGGGGTGGGAGATCACGGCGCATCTGCTTAATGTAGTTATCTCCTAAAACAAGCAGGTTCTCAATAGAAGAGAATTCTTTATAATACACACATACAGAACGAAGCTCTGCAAGATCTTTATATAACTTCTTAAGATAATATTTAAGGTAATCTGGTACCGGCTCCCTGTTCTCTTTTAAAGTACTTATCCTATCCTTAGTCTTCCAGATCTCGTAAACAACGCCCTGGATAGTTTGAATTAGTTCAGGATCGCTCTTTTCTTCGTATCTGAGAAACCAAGATCCTTTCTTCGTAGTAGGCATATCAGAAATAATCAAAACAGAATGATGATAACTTCTACCCCCAAAGTGCCCTTTGTAACCACCATTCGCCGGAAACGTCTCATCTTTCAGTTTCTCAAAGTCCAGAAACTTTGCTTCGTCACAGATCAGGTAATCCAGGGTAAGAGAGTTGGAAGTACCCGGGCGGTCCTGACTGATAATATAAATAATGGATCCATTATAGAACGATATCACATATTCATATTCAGCCGGCTCAATTCGTGGTCTCTTGAAACCAGATACTTTTGGCGGACGCTTACCAATAAAGTAATGGATATCGCGTTTGAATCCCCAAGATTCTAACGCAGCCAAGGTGCCAGGAATAGTGTTTGTAAGAGCTCTTTTGTAAGTGCTCGCGACAAATGCGCCAGAACTCCCTGGCATCCTTTGTACATTGCGTAAAAGGAAAGGGGCAGCAACACCGTGCGTCTTTCCAATACGTCTACCCCCAACGAACACAACGGTATGAGCACCGGTGTACATTGTCTCCTGCTGTGGCGGATTAAAGTATATCTTCTTCTGATACTGCATTGAAATATTCTTCAGCGTTAAAGTCTGTTTCCTCGTAAGTTATATCTTCTGCTATGTCATTCATGTATTTTTTCTTCATAGCACCAATCTTCTCTCTGATGTTTGGAATAGGTTTAATACCAATTACGGTAGGATCTGAAGTGGGTTCGAAAGGTTGCGGAACAATATCTTCATAAGGAATCTTAAGTACATCTTCCTGGTCAATCTTATTGTATTTAGCGTAATTACCGGCAGCCGTTGCCATCCCTCGGCCGTCCTGTTTTCGTTCTGCCATCTCAAAAGCTTTATCAATCATGTGATTGAAGCGGAACCGGTGGAATTCCTTTGAAGTCTCCTGGAAGTCTCCCAGTAGTATCTTAAGTATCTGAATATCTTCATAGGCAGTTGTGCGTTCAACGCCCGACTGCTTCATTATAAAATCGCGTATCTCAGCTTCTTTTTTAAGTGGATACTTATTCCACATGTTGAATGCAGAGCGAAGTCTCAAGATGCGATCAATACCCTGTTGTGATACACTTACCTGTTTTAATTTATCTACATCATCGAACAGATGCAGGCGGCATAATTCTAAAGTTTGCGGTTTAGCCATTTTCGGAATTTATTTGTTCGATAATATAATTACTCACATTCTCAACTGCCAGTGGTGAACCTGCTTTAGCAAGTGCCACCTCTTGCTTACGGATAGCTGCAATAGTTTCTGCCTGTCCACGATAGTAAGCCTTTGAAATATCGTTTGTGCGGTCTGATATCGCTTCCTGAAGAGCAATAACATCTAAATCCATCAACACTGCTATTGTGTGAACAGGCAGGAGATCTGCAGCGTATTCCTTTAGTTTTTCGATATCATTCATAGTTTTACGGCTATTTGGCGCATATCTGAAACTGTATTGTAAAGTGACTCATAAATAGCGCTGTCTGTGCTTATAATATGAGATTCTTTTCTATTGCCTCTTGTTTGGTTTTGGCTTGTACAAATCGTAACAAGAGGATCAGCATTGAAAAGAATTACCTTTCCGTGATTGTTAGTCAGTAACACTTCATCGAACGTGTTACTGAGGAACAAATTGAGCTTTTGCACCTTGGCAGCAGCTTTAATATCGAGGAACAAAACAATACGTTTTAGATTATACTTCTCACGAAAACGGAATATCTTCCGGGCAAACTCCTCCGATATCGAAAATGAAGTAATAACAAGCTCGGTGCAAAATGGCAGCTGAGAGAGAATGACTTCAATAATATCGAACAATTGGAATTTGTCGGTATAAAAAGCCTGTAGCGGAATTTCCGTTACAGGCCTTATTTCCGTTTGCGCTGTGCTAAACATCTAGGCCTAGCGTTTTATATTCTTGTACTTGTTCATCAGATATCCCCGCATTGGTAGAAGCTAAATATTTGTAACGCTCCTGCATTTTTGCAATAAGAGCGGTGCGGGCGTCACCTTCAAGATTTTCAAGTTTCTTCTTGTTATCTGAAAGATACTTGCGAGCTGCAGATACTTTTTTAGGATCTGCCACTGTCTGAATATTTTCTCCATCTTGGGTGCTCACAATTGGTGTACCAATTATATACGTGTCGTAATGGTGCCAATTACCTCTGAGTTGTGTATCCAATTCCAGCAATTCGCATAAATAGGGGTACCGGTCACATGGGCGCTTATCATTCATCAGCTTTAACTGCTCATGAGTTTTACGCATACGGCGCAAAATATCAAAATTCTCAAGATAATATGCCTGTATCTCATCTGGTAGTTCGTCATGATCTTCACGCTTACCTTTTACATTATTACCCGGAGTTGGCGCTTCAGCTTGAGTAATCTCAGGTATCTTCTCAACAATTTCCTGTACGCTCACTTCCATTTTAGCGGTTTTCACAAGTAAATGAGGCTGCACGTGAGTGTTATAGATTTTGTTAAGCTCATACAGAAGTTTATCAACCAGCTTCTTTCTGATAATGTTTTTGTACAGAATCTTGTTACGATTCATTTTAAGCAGCAGCAAAGCGGCTTTTTCAATGTCGATATCCTGTTTAGGAGTATCAAGAACGGTTTTAATTTCATCAATAAAATAGCTCATAGGATACGGTTTTTAGTTGTTAATAAAAAATGTAATCAAATCTATTGAAAATGTAATTACCTGTAAAAGACAAAAGGCAGCTCCACCAATGGGAACTGCCTTAAGAAGAAAGAGAGCTTAGAAAAAAGA